CATTATATCTTCATCATTAGAAGCAGATGTATTTTTAAATAAAATTCCCGGTACATCATCTGTACCACCAGCACCTTCAAGATTTAATAATGTATTATATCCTTCATCGGTAGTACCTCCTATACAAACATTACCACCAGCTAAGATTCTCATACGTTCACTAGTATTAGTACCAAAAATAAGAGCATCGTTTTCAAAATTATACACATATGATTCTGTTCCTATTTGAGCAACATACATTCCGTCTGTGCTTGCTTCTCCAGCATCAGAATCAGTTAAATGTAATCTTGCGGCAGTAGCATTACTAATATGAATACCTCCACCATTATGAAAGGTAGGAGCAGATAAACCTACCCCAAAATTTGCTCCTAATACTGATATATCTCCAGAAGCATCAAATTCTATTCTTTCATCGCTATCACTAATACCTATAGAGGTATCGTCTGCCATGATAATATTCCCAGCAAACGTTGCACTATTGTCATCTATTACAAGTTTATTAGAACTATTTTGCCTGATTATAACTTTACCACTTGATACCGCATTATATAAAACAAGACCATCTCCATTTGAACTAAATGCATCATTTAATCCACCCTGTAATCCGCCAAGTTCTGTAGTAGTGTTTCTAAAAAGTCTATAAGCAGGGTATCCATTTGCGTGAGTGGATGTCATCCTTAAATCTACACTTTGAGCAGAATCTCTTATTTCAGTTTTTACCGCTGGTGCATTTGTACCTATACCTATCCTGTCATTTCCACCATCCACAAAGAACATATTAGCATTACCATTTGATTCTATTCTGAAATCATAATCACCACTATCTTCATTAAATACTACATTTCCAGCATCTTGTGTGAATGTTCCATCAATATCAGTATTATCAAGATTGGCTGTACCATCAACGTCTATACTTCCAGCTAAATCAATATCTCCAGCAAAAGAAGCAGTTGAATTACTATGATTTAATGATAACACATTTTGTACTGTACCTGATGAATTACCATTAAAAAATTGCAAGTTATCAGTTGAATCTTCTCTTGCTCCAATAAACCATCTTTGATTACCACCAGTTTGCACTTCAAACCCAGCGTAATCTGAAGTATCAACTCTATCAACAATAGACCTAATACCTGAACCAGCTGTAGTCATTCTGGCGGCTAAGTCATTATCACCGACCACTATTCCTTGATTGAAATGCCAAGAATCATCATCGTTTTCCCATAAGATAGATTTATCACTATCGCTAGACTTTAATGTAATACCGCCACCATCTACTGCTGAATCATTACCTTCTGAACCGCTAGGTGAGTGAGCTAACTCAATCATCTTGTCATCAACTTGAAGAGTGGTAGAGTTAACAGTAGTCGTTGTTCCGTTTACTGTAAAATCCCCCCCAACAGTTAATGCACCGCTAGTTGATACAGCCCCAGCATCAGAAACACTAAGACCCTCATCTCCACCATCGTTGGAAATATAATTACCGTTAAGCTTTAAATTTCGTCTAAGACTATGATGGTCTCTTGTTACTTTACCAGCCATTTTCTACTCCTTAATTGTAATATACATATTGAACGTCTTCACCATTGACGCTTGCAAGAACATAGATATCATTTACATTATCTATATCAAGGCTATATACATCGCCAGCATAAAGCCCAATACCTGTTGCCGCTGTGACTCCACTACCGCCAACATATATTATTCCAGTATTTGCGATTGCCGCCATAACATCAATGTGTTTACAAGCTTGAGATGATGCTAAAACTTCAGCAGTTGAGCTTGAGACATCCGTATTACTGCCATGTCCAATAGAACCAAAACCAGCTGGTTGAACAGTTGAAGTAACATCTACATCACCAATATCCACGCCTGAGTTAGCCGCTAATTTCCCAACAGTCGCACTACCAGCTTGTAATGTTGACTGGACTGCGAATGTACCACCATTATCAACAGTTAAAGCTCCACCGCCATCATCTACACTAACCACACCTGTAGAGTCGTTAGCTAATGTTACTCTCAATGCTCCTGATTCAGCACCGCCCCCTGTAGGAGCATCAGAACCAGCTAAATTAATATTTACATTTGCATAATTAGAATCATCCCAATCATCAAGAACTTGAACCGCAGTTTTAATTGCATCTGTATCTGCATCAATTGCTGTAAGTAAAACTTCAATAGCCGCATGGTCAACATTTGCCGCAGTTAATAAAGTTTCTATTCCATCAACATGACCTATAATTGTGGATTGGTTAGCGGCTGTAGCGGCTCCAGATGGTAATGCACTTGACAAAGCATCTACCTGTAAATGACCATCAGAATCTACAAGAGGAACATAACTCGTACCTCCTGAACCAGTTTTCACCGTATGTGAAAACATTAACATTGAATCTTCAGCTTTATCAGTATGAACCTCAATGTTTATATCGGAACCCTCTGTTTTAAGGGTTACGTTATCAATATCAACCTTTAGGGCGTCAGCCGATGTATTTAAAACTGTATTTAAAGCTTCCTGAACGGAATACTTGTGTAAATCTGCCATAATTTTCTTCCTCTCTAAGGCTTATGACTACCGTGAACGAGACCGTATCTCGGTAGAATTATTTCTTTTTCTTTTTCTTTTTAAAACTTTTTTTTGCTGGTTTCTTTTCTTCAAAGGGAGACCAATCATCTTTTCCTTTGACTCTAAACCAGCCTTGGCTTGCAAGAAACTCTTTTTTTTCTGGATGCTTATCATCGAAAGATTCTATTTTGCCTTGTGATGGGTGTTTCCAATATTCCATAATATCTCCGTGTTATTAGGGGCAGAGCGAATCATACCCCTAATTTTAACTAACTAACTATGCGTTGCGAATCTTCAGACCTTTCTTATTGTCTGTATCATCTATTCTTTTTACTCCGTAGAGCAAATCTGCAACCACTTTAGTACCAAGTGCATCTATTGAATATTCACTTTGTACTCTAACTTCTTGCTGTGCCGCAAAAACTACAGCACTTTTGTGGAAGATAGCACCAGAGATTGTATTTGACCCAGCACCACCTTCAGCCGCTTTATCAACTTGATTTGACATATAAACGTCAATTCCATAAAGTGACCCGACCATTCCGCTTCTTAATCCACGGTTTCCTTCACCGACAGCATCGTTACGAATAAAGTATTGAGCGATACCAGCAGAAGGATTTAAAATGTCAGCAAAAAGAGTTGGGTTAACAACCATTGCACATTCGCCATCCATATAAGGAATATCTGCTTCACCAAGAGTTGCTAAAGCAGACTCAAAGTTAGCGGCTGTCATAACGTCATCTGTTCCAAGATTTAAAGAATCTTCTAAACTTTTTAACTCAGTCCAAATATCTGCATCAACTTGACGAGCAAGAGCTTCGCCCATCATGCGAGTATATTTAGAAACTAAATCAGCTTCGCTTTGAATTAAAGCGATGTCTTCAAATAACTTTGCGACATACTTATGCTTGTCAAGAGCTAACTGAGTAGTTGTAGTTGCTGTTGCGTCATAAGAAACATCAGCACCAGCAGATTTTGCTGAAGCACTAATAAGACTTAGTTCTGGAATGTTAATTGCATCTCCAAAACCCTTGCCAGAAACAAGAGCTGAATAATCATCAACTAAACCACGAAAGACGCTTTTTCTTTCAAAATATTTATAAATTCCATCAGCCCAAATTTCGGGGATGAAATGTTGTTCGGTAGTAACTGTTGAAGCACTACCGTCATAATGTGTTGCCATTATATTCTCCTAAATTTATTTTCTCATATAAGTCTGCAAAACTCTATTCCAGTTCTTACGCCTTTCATCGTCTGGCATATTTACCCAATCTTTTGGAGTCTCTCCATCATTGAGTGCACCGGGAACATCAGGAACATTTTTACGCTGTTCCTTAGAGAACTTTGCGACTAGCATTTCTAATTGTATAAGAGGAAGGTTTCCGAATGCCTTTTTATCATCTTCTGATAATTCAGAGAGTAGCATATCTCTACGCAACCCTTGGTATTCGCTCTTATCTTTATTATCTTGAGAAAGTTGTTCTATAGTCTTATCCTTTTCAACAAGTAACTCCTGATATTTACCTTCTTCTTGGAGTTTCTTCTGTCGTGCAGATTCTTGTTCTTTTACAAGACCATCGAACTTTTCCTCAAGCTCCCTATAGTTTTCTGTTAACTCACTGAATCTATGATAGGGAACATTCGGTGATAGTACATTTTCTGTGGCTTCTGTGCTCTTCGTTTTTACGTCTTTACTGACTTCAGGGTTTACAACTTCCTGTTGTTGATTATCCATTTTACCTCCGTATGAGTATTATTATTATTTTGAATTGCCAAAATATTTGGTTAAAACTTAAATTAGTAAATAATATTTGTGCAATCATAAATTAAAAACAATTATTGAATACGTCACAAACACACGATTTTAAGAGAAAATGGTTTAAGTACATCGGCTATAATCCGCACGATGGGCAGAAAAGATTGCATTTTCCAAATAAGGATTCTGCATCGTTTTTTGTGAACATCTGTGGAAGAAGATATGGAAAGACAACAGCCGCATTTCGTGAAGCAGAGTTTATAGCGGCACAACCTGATAAAAAGGTTTGGCTTGTAGGGTTGTCATATAAGAAATCTCGGTTAATGTTCCGAGAAGTATGGAAAGATATGGTTGTAGGACACGAGAATGATGTTGCAAGTGCAAGTGAAAAAGAACAATTTATTAAATTTAAATGGGGCTCTGTAGTGGAAGGAATGTCGGCTGATAATCCTTCAAGTTTGGTTGGTGAAGGTTTAGACCTATTGATTGTGGACGAAGCCGCCAAGATGCCACGCAGAGTTTGGGATATGTATCTCTCTCCAACTTTGTCCGATAGAAAAGGGAAAGCAATATTCATAACCACGCCACAGGGCTATAACTGGGTGTACGACCTGTACTTACTTGGTAAAACTGACCCGAAGTGGTGCTCTCTCCAGTCACCATCATGGACTAATACACACGCTTTCCCTCTCGGACAAAAAGACCCATTTATTCAAGAAAGAAAAAGAAATTTAGCAAAAGAAATATTTGACCAAGAATATGGTGGAGAATTTTCTACATTTGAAGGTAGAGTATATCCGTTTAAAAGAGAATTGGATTGTGGAAACTTTCCTTACAATCCAAACTTACCAACATATTGCGTAATTGATTTTGGATATAGAATGCCAGCCGTTTTATGGATGCAAACATATTCTGCTGGAGGAATACATCATATTAATATTATTGATGAAATTATACATAAGAGAAATATTGCTACAGATGCGTTGGCTAAAAAAGTGAAAGCAAAACCATACTCTGTGCTTGTATATTTCGGAGACCCAGCTGGTTCTCACGTTCAAGGACAATCAGGATTGGGAGATATAGAAATTTTTAGGAAAAATGGTATGGCTATACGTTTTAAAAAGGACAAATTGAGCAGAAATATTGCTTCAGGAGTAAGTCATGTCAGAGGATTTTTTGAAAGTGCCGATAAAATAAGACGAGTGCACGTTGATGAAAAATGCACGGGAATTATGGAGGATTTTGAAAATTATCGTTATCCAGAAGCTGTAGAGGGTAAACATTTACAGGCTGACCCATTAAAAGATGGTTATCACGACCATGGGTGTGATGCGTTTAGATATTTTATAATAAATCGCTTCCCAATCAAACAAAGAGAAATTATAACAGTAAAAAGGTAATATTATGGAATTTATACCGTTAACCCCAGCGGAGATTGTCGCAAATTCGTTAAAAGAGTTTAAAATGCTTCAATCGAGAGCAAGAAGGGAGCAAGTACGAAAATATTTAAACTATTATACGGGTACTTCGACCACGCAGTACATTGATGACTATTTTGGAGAGTCATTTAAGGAAATACCGCCTTATGAAGCGAATTTTACTAAAAAATTCATTAATAAGGTTAGTAGAATCTATACAATTGGTGCAAAACGCAATGTCAATGGAAAATATGATGAACTTACCAATGGAAAAGACGTAATGATGAAACATTTGGAAAGAATGACTCGTTTAGTTGGTTCTATTGCTGTTCGAGTGATGTATAATCCAGAATTGGAGCGTTTTGAGTATAGACCCGTTTATTATTTTGACCCATACTTTGGAAATGACCCATTTAACCCTACTGCTATTGTATATCCAATGAATCTTCCTGTAAATGACCCAGAAGATACTAGAAAAATACAATTTGCCTTTTTTGATAATAATAATTTTAAAATTTATGATGCAGAAGGTGCTGTATTGCATAGCGAACCGCATAATTATGGTACATTACCTTTTGTTTTCTTGCATAGAGAAAATCAGATAGATTCTTTTTATGTTGAGGGTAGCTCTGATATTGTTAACGCAAATGAGCACGTCAACATTACAATGACCGAGATGCAACTTGGTTTACGTTTCCAGATGTTTGGTCAACCGTGGACAAACCTTGAATCTGACAAGCCAGTATCACGAACAGGAAGTGATGAGATATTGATGCTTGGCGATGGAGGTTCGTACAATATAGCTACACCCGGTGGTGATATTCAGAGTGTTATTGACAATGTCAAATTTCAGATAGAAATGGTAGCACAGAACCACCACCTATGGGTTACATGGGCAGAAACTGGTGGAGAAGTACCTTCTGGAATTAGCTTGATGATTAAAGACCTAGAGCGACACGAGGATTTCGTGGATGATATTGAATTGTGGCGTGTCTATGAAAAAAATCTATATCAAGTAGAAAAAGCCATTGCGGAGTACAACTCTATCAAACTGCCAGACAAATTTGCTGTAGATTTTGGAGAAGTTGAGTATCCTATGACAGTTCAAGACCAGATTATGAGAGATGAATTTGATTTAGCTCATAATTTGACAACAGAAGCAAAGCTTATGGTAAGAGACAATAAAGACCTCTCGTTAAAAGAGGCTCAAAAAATAATTGATGATAATCGAGGAGTAAATGAGCAAGGAAACCAACAAGGACTCTTTAATCAACTTCGCCAAGGAGCTTGATAAGTTAAACGATGTTAATATTACCCTAAAGGGTAATATAGAAGCCATTTTGGATGACCCATTGGTTTGGGCGGAAGAACAGGCGGTAAATGCAATTGGTCAAAACTTGGAACGCTTAGTTGACGCAAGAGAACTTGGAGAAAAATTTATGAAGGATATATCGTGATAAAAGATTTAAAAGCAAAAATACCATATTTTGAAGCAAAATCAGAATGCTTTAAAAAAGCATACGATAAACATATTTCTGCGTGTGCTTTGTTAAATAAACAAATGATACAAAACAGTATTAATACTTCTACAAATATTAATGATAGTTCAGAAGGGTTTCAGCCTTTAGAAGGTGTTACTGTTGCGTCTAGAAAAAGAAGAGGAAATCCACAACAACCTCCTTTAAAAGAAACTGGTAATTTATATAGAGGAATTATTAAAAGAAAAAATTTAGTTATGAATACAGTTGCTTATGGAGAATATCACAATGAGGGTGATGGTGTTCCCCAAAGAAGATATTTTGATACTCCTGATAATTTTTTTGATACACCAGAATATCAAGTTTTAAAACAAAAATTAGATAGTGAACTTAGAAAATGTATGAAAAGTTCTAAAAAAACAATTAAGATTTAAGTATGGAGACTTTATTCATAAGTTATGGCTGATGAAAAAGACAGATTTTCAAAGCTTGATAAAAGAGATAGAGAAATTGTTAGATGGGTCACAACAATTCTCAGTGGAGAGATTCAAGTCTTTAATGCAAGAATTAGACAACAAATTGAGATACTTAGGGGAGCTGGGTTATCAGAACAATCAATTGTTGGGTTTCTTAGCGAAGACCTTGGCGCCAGCGGCAGAATCTTTGGAGAGTTCAAGAATTCTATTAAGCGAGGAGTTATTGGAGGAATTATGCAAGCATCACGCAGAGAGCTCTATTTGGGGGGAAGCGTAAACTACAGATGGATAGTTGCTAATGGTGTTGAAAATTGTAAAGATTGTATTGGAAGAGCTGGGGAAGTAGATACTTGGGATAATTGGACTCTCAGAGGTATGCCCGGCACAGGTTGGAGCATTTGCAGAGCACATTGTTACTGCCAAATAGTTCCAGAAGAAACAGACATAGATAATGTCATAAATATACGAGGTGAGTAATGCCATACGGTAAAGGAACATACGGAAAAAAGAGGGGGAGACCTAAGAAGAAGAAGGTTCGGAAGAAGAAGAAGTAGTTTTCTGGAAGAAAACCCTAGTTTTCTAGCTAGAAACTCACAAGGAAGGGGGTTTCCGCAGAGAAAACCCTAGTTTTCGGGTCAGAAACTCACAAACTAAAGGAAAGGAAACTAAACTAAATAAAAAAGACTAAATATCTGTTCTCTTCTTTTTTATTTTATTCTGTTCTATTCTTTTCTATTCTATTAGGAGTGAACGTTCCATGATTATTCAGTGAATCATCCGTGAATGAATAATTAGAAGAAAGAACAAGATTATTTAGATTCTAATTTTTTTAGTTTGTTTAACCAATCTTCTTTTTTACCTTTAGACCATCTGCCGGGAGGGAGTGGCTTTAAACCAACTTTTTTCGCCCGTTTCAATAGTTGATAACGCTCCTTTCTGGCTTTTAATTGCTTGGCTTTCTTTTTACTTTTTGAAATAGCTTGTTGGAGGTTCTTTTTTTCTTTCTTTTTACGCTTTTCAGGGAAATCGTTTTCTGGATTTCTTTCGGGCAATTCTTTGAAATTAATTTCTTCCGCATCTATTACTTCTACTTCATCAAACTCTACTTCCGACTTTAAAAACTTCTCAAATGGGCTATCAACTTGGACATGGACATTCTTTACTAACTTTCCACTATGTTCTAATACTAATCTACCAGCCTGAACATTTCCTGAGACTGCTTCTCGAATCATAGATTCTAATACCAGTGGTAATTGAGAACCGAACTTTGTCATATAGGTTTCATATACTGCGTCAACAAAATGAGGGTTCTTTTGCCAATCCCATATAGTAACATCGGTTACACCGACATGATTAGCTATTTCTTTCTTGGTTGCAGATGGATTTAGGGCTATAAACTCTATTGCAATACGTTGTTTAGGGGAGAAACTCTTGGATTCAGAACCCGGTTGCAAAGCGACACTTTTATTTATCATGGTAATCCTTGTAAGTTGTTGTTTTTATTGCACTTAGGTATTTAAAAAATGTAGTTGAATTTTCATACTTCATTTATATAAAATATATTATATACAAAATATGTATATAACTTAGTTATGAAAGGGTTATTGGTCATACTTTAATTTCTTTTTTGGGTAACTAGCTTTTGGTTATACTCTCCTCTACTTTGAGGGGAACGCTGGTACAACACACATCCAAAATCTCATCCTCCCCTAACCCTTGATATTGTTAGACTTAGAGGTGCTTGTAAGTGTTGATATTGCTAGACTTACAGGCTAGTCATTGTTTAAAGCATGGGAGGAGGTCGGGCAAGGCTACCACACAACACCACACAACAAAACAAACAACCACAAAAACAGCCAACATTAAACCAACTACAACAGGAACTAATTAAACTAGATGTAAATTAAATTTACAATTAATGTAAATAATAGTTGCATAATTAAAAATAAATCATTAATCTTAGGAGTTATGAACAATAAACAAGAGGAGTTTAAAACCATGACTAAAAAACAATTAGAAGCAAAAGAAAATAAGTTAAATAAAGAAATTGATTTAGCTTTTGACAAATTAGATAATGCTAAAAGCGTATTATCTACAGCCAAAGAAATTACAAACGATATTAAATATTCTGATACAGCATTCAATATCATTAGCAAATTATCAATATTAGCAAATGATAATGATATAGATGATTCAGAACAAGACTATTATTTAAACGACATTAGAGAAAAGATGCAAGAACTTGAAAAGGCTTGTTACAATGCTGAAGAGATGTTTGAAGAGGTTGTAAGCGATTTAGATTGTAAACATTCTGATTTAGAGTGTGATTTATACGAACTAAAATACGAGGTTAAATAATGGTTAAAAATCACATTCAATTCGTTAAACCTACCTATTCAAAAGAATACAAAAAAAACCTTCAAAAAGTACAAAAGAAAAGATATTACAAAGAATATTTATTAATCATTTTATTAGGTGCAAATATATTTTGCGCTTTTTTTATTTAAAACAAACAAGAGGAGAAAAAAACAATGATAAATGACAATTATCAGAAACACTATAAAAACATTTTTAGCGGTTTAAAATGGAGGTTGAAAGAATACGATTTGAGTTTAAAAGAAATAGAACAAATAAATAAATATTTAGATGATGTTTGTACAGATGAAGATTATAGTCGTTTTCAAGAATCAAAACATTTTGATAAAGAAAGTAAAATAAAATAGGATTAATTTTACTATACTGAAGAGTCCACAAGGACGAAACAAGCGTATTATTTACGCTTGTCTATAGTTAAATAAACAAGAGGAGTTTAAAACAATGAAACAAACAATGACAAAAGGCGCATTTATAGACGCTTTTTTAAAAAATGACACATATAAAAGCAATTTTTCAATAGATGGATTAATTGCTTTGTATGAATATTTTAAAGAATATGAACAGGAAACAGGCGAAGAAATAAATTTTGATATGGTCGCAATTTGTTGTGATTATAGCGAATATTCGAGCCTAGAAGAATATAACAATGATTATTCAAAAGAATATAAAACCATTGATGAAATAGAAAACGATACTTTTTTAATCCCTATTTTAAAAATCAATTATGATTCTTTTGGGATGGTCGAGTTCATTCCCTCTGGAAAATTCATAATCCAACAATATTAATTCACATTTTGACCAGAGAAAAAAAACACCAAAAAAACCCAAAAAAAAGAGCAAAAAATCAATATTTGCTTATAATTGAGGCTTATAAATATAGCTTATAAATATAGCTTATAAATAGGAGGCTTATAATATGAATAGTTATAAAAAATGCATTGGAGATTGCAAAAAAACAAAACCAATTACAGAGTTTTGGGATTCAGGTTATATTAAAAAAGATGGTACTAAATCAAAGGCTTCAAAATGTAAAATTTGCATAACACCTATAAAAAATGAAAATAGAAAAAAAATTAGAGATAGACATATTCGAAAATTTAAACCTGATACTATCGAATGTATAATGGGAGATTATTCAAAAAAAACACATCCTAACTTTTCAATTGAGGCAATTCAATTTCATCATGTTGACCCAAAAACAAAATTATATAATGTTTCAGATATGTTCGGAGTTAGAAAAGAAAAGGATATAGAGGAAGAAATTAAAAAATGTGTACCTATGTGTGTAAGATGCCACGCGGAAATTACCGCTAATGAAAGAATAGGAGATTTATAATATGTCTAAAAAAGATACAAAATATTATCAATGTTCAATATGTGATGAAGAATGGAAGAATGAAGATTTCTTAACTTATATTGATGCACATGATGTTTCGGTGTGTAGTGATTGCCTAGAAGAACATTATTTCACTTGCCAAAGATGTGATGAAATTGAACATTATGAAAATCATTCCACTGTTGAAGATGAAGATTGGTGCGAATATTGTTATAATGATTATTCGTTTTATTGTGAAGGATGTGATGAAAATTATAGTTATGATAATACACCATGTGATGATGATGGATATTGTGGCGGTTGTTCAAATGAAAATAGTGAATTTATACACGATTATTCTTATAAACCTTCTCCTATAATTAAGTTATTAAAATTCAATAAAAACCAAGATACAATAACTAAGGAATTGGTAAGTGTTGGATACAATTCTTATAATAGGATGTTAGATAAAAATTTGAAAAAAGATGACTTTCAAGGTCAAATATTTAAATCAAATTTTGGTCATTATGAAAATACAGGAGAAGTAATTGGATTTGAGTTGGAAGTAGAAAATAAAAAACATGATGAAGATAATAATATAATTGCTGAAGAATTATATAAAGATATGGATGATATAAATGAAGATTTTATATATATCAAAAGAGATGGAAGCTTGGATTATGGATTTGAAGTAGTAACACATCCACAAAGTTATAAAGCTTGGATGAACAGTTGGGAAAGATACCAACCAATTTTCGACTTGCCTAGCAAAGGAATAAGAAGCCACGATACAAAAACCTGTGGATTGCATTTTTCACTAAATAGAAAAGCATTTACACCAATGCACTTATTAAAATTCTCTATCTTTATATATCATAATCCATTATTCATAAAAGATATATCTAGAAGAAAATTGAGAAATTTAATAACATGGTCAAATGTATTTTCGCAAGGTATATACAAAAGAGAAGAGGACGAAATTAAACTAATTATTAAAGAAAAGAAAAAAGGAACTTGGTACGAACAAGGTACATTTTATAATAAAATAGGAAATTATTATTCTCCTATTTATGCAACAAACTACCTTGCGAAAAACCTTAGAAATACAAGAAATACAGCGGTAAATATTACAGGAGACAGGGTAGAGTGTAGGTTTTTTAAAGGTACGCTAAAAAAAGAAACTTTAATAATGAATTTGCAATTTGTTCATTCATTATTCGAATTTACAAAACAGGCTAGAATGGAGAATTTAGAAATATTTTCATTTTCTAGATTTTGCGAAAAAAACAAATACAATTTAGTATCTGAATATTTAGAATCTTTAGATGCTGATAAACAATTATTCTTTTCAGATTATTTTCAAGATACAAAGAAAGCTGAAAAGGATTTCAGAAAAAATAGATTGCCAATTGAATATTTTAGCTATCGAGACAATAGTGAATTAAAAATAGGAGGATTATTATGTGTGTAGCGGTTTTAAAACCAAAGAATATTAAAATTAGTGATGAAACATTAAAAAAATGTTGGGATGCTAATAAAGATGGTGGCGGTTTTATGTATTCTTATAATGATAAACTTATTATTAGAAAAGAACTAAAATCATTTGAAAAATACATTAAACTTTACAGGAAACACGAAAAAAAGATTAATACAGATTTTGTATTACATTTTCGTATTGCAACAAGTGGATTAATTGATTTGAACAATACACATCCACACAAAGTAAATGAAGATACTTATTTAGTACATAATGGAGTTATTGACAGATGCTCAGATGCCAATAGTAAAACTAGTGATACAATGAAGTTTTGTAAATTTATTTCCAATCTACCTAGCAATTTTATACATAACAAATCCATGATGGAATTAATAAGTGGATATATAGGAACAGATAAAATGATTTTTCTAAATAAACATGGAGAAATTAAGATTGTAAATGAAAAACGTGGTGCATGGATAGATGGTTGTTGGTTTTCTAATGAAAATTGGAACTATACAAAAAAATTAGATTCATGGACTAATAGATATTGGAATAATTGGGATGATACAACATACACAAAAAAACATGATAATGAATGTTCAGATTGTGATGTAGAAATAGGTAAATATGAATCTAATGATTATGATGGAAGATGTTATTCTTGTTGGAATTTGATGACTGAAACAAATAGATATTATGGAGATTTTTAAGTGGAGTTGTCGTTTCAAATAGATAATAACTGGACACCCAGCAAAATAGCTCAAAAAAAAGATATTATGTATAATTGGATTATAAACAAATTTAATTTTATAAATGGCAGTGTTGGGATTGGAACAAGGAAACCAGAAACCCAGCCCGTTCTTGAACTTATAAAGATATTATGTATAATTGGATGAGTTATACATAATCTAGGGAAGTGGTGAATTTGCAGGTAACAAATGTTACCTAGTTTTCTGGTTCTTATAATAGAATTTCTAATTTAAAAGATTTTAATTATAAAAAGAGGAGTTATAAAATGAATCAAAAAATAAATACAGATGTAAACAACATAAATCAAAAAGCTTTGCTTTGGTGGAATAGCCTAAGTAAAGATTGGAAATTAACTATGATACATAATCCAAATGTCAATAAAACAATGCAAGATTCCATAGTGGTAATTGGTAAATCTACTAGCATGGTGCGTAGAATGTTTATTAATTGGCTAAATTGGAATATAAAAGAGGAGTTATAAATGTGCAAAAGAAAATGTGATGTGTGTTATAAACACAACACAAAGGTTAAAGATTATAGGTTCATAGAATCTTGTGGACTACAAGGCAAGGTTTTATCTTGTAAATGGTGCTTCAACCTTAATGATGTAGCAGTATGTCAAATAATTAACGAAGGATTAAATCCAAAAGAATTTTATAATAAAAACAAGGAGGTTATAAAGTGAGTACAAAACTAAACGAAAAAGAATCTGAAATTATCGCTAGATGGATAATAGAAGAGAGTACCGAGCCAATAGATGAAATACAACACCTATTAAGAAATGAAGATAAATCAGATTGGATAGATGTATTAAACATAAAAGAGGAGTTATAAAATGAGTGAAATAGAAATTATAAAACACGATGTTCTAAAACTTATAAATAAGGTAGAGGAATTAGAGCAGATGATTATAAACTTAACTTATAAAAGAAAAGAGGAGGAAAAAAATGAATACAAAATGTGAATTAGTGTTTTGGGATGATGAATCGTCATATAAGAATCATGTATCTGATGAATACCTACCCCACGGCATATATTACTACAAAGATGATGAAATAATGCACGTTGAATGGTATAAGACAAGAGAAGAAAGATTGAAAGTTATAAAAAAATATAATCTTAAAATTATTAAGGAGGAAAAATAAAATGGAACAAGAACTTGAATCTTGGTTATATGCTCTTATATTATTGTTTATTATATTTGCA